TACCCGGCCAATGTTCTGATTAATGGTCTCTTCGTAGGCAGGCAGCAGCGTCGCGACGGCGAGGCGCTTTTTATAATCCTCTTTATCTTCGTTTGGCCAGCGTGGCATATGGGCTTCGCCGAGCTGGCGCATATAGAGTGTGCCGCCCATCAGCGCATCGTTGATGTCCCACGCCTCGACCATGTTGTTGTAGTCGAGATTGGGTGTTGAAATATCTGGCATGGTCACATCCGGAGTTTGGTTACTTTGCCGGTTGGCTTGAGGATCGGGAACTGCTTCACGATGAAATAGCCGCCCGCATCGTTGGGGTGATCGTTATCTGATTTCTTATCCGGCTCGCCCGTCTTTTCGTCCCACACCTGCTGTTCAAGCGACTCGGTATACACCGGGCACCGCTTCACGTTCACCTTATAGCGGCGTTCGCCATTGCCGTTGCAGAACATGGCGTTCATGGAGTTAATACGGTCTTTAACCGGTGGGTTGCTGGCGTTTACGACCACATTGAAACCAGCCTGCTTAAGCTGGGCTATGTCCGTGGCGCTGGCATTACTGGATTTGCGGGAATCCCCGGAGGCGTCCGGATAGATATAGATTTCGCGTACCTTGCGGTAATCATTGCCGTCGTACAGCCAGAACCGCTCTTTGATGATGCGGATGATGTCCGGCGTGTCGTAGGCATTGATGATTTCCGTCACCGCGCATGGCATGCCCAGGTGGAGCACGTGAACGATCCCGGCCATTTTGCCAACGTTGAAGTCCATGCCGATATAAAGCGGCTCGCCGGGCTGCTCCACCTCTTCACAGTCATTCAGCCGGCGATCGAACTGGTGATAAATGGTTCCGCTTATCAGGTTGGTGAACTGTCCACGCAGATACGCCTTGATCAGTTCCGGCGGGTAGCTCGCCAGCAGCGACGGAATATAGTCATCCGGCAGGTTCGCTTCGTTATCAAACGTGGAGGCCTGCACCAGCCCGTACAGTGTCGCCAGTGATGGCTTATCGCGTACCGCCTTCACAAACTGCTGGTAAACGAACTTAAAACCCTCTGGCGTGGTGGTGACGTCTATGCCGTTACGCAGGCCAGCGACTTTATAACGCATACGGGCGATGATTTTTCGCCAGGCCTGCTGCGCCTTCTTCGCTGGCATGACGTCCAGCTCATCCACCAGCGCATTACCGATTTTGAAACCGACAATAGTGCCCGGCTTCTCCATCGACCGGCAGATAGTGGTTCCCCGGTACTGCCGCCCGGCATAGAAATGGACTTCTTTGTTGCCCTCGTTAATTTTGACCTTCATGCCCCAGTCAAACGCCACCTCTTCCACCGTCGGGTAGAAAATGACGCCGATCTGAGGATAGGTCGGCGCGAAGTAGCCCTGGTTAATTCTGGGGTGCTCCCACATCCCCTTGCAGATGCCGCCACAGCCTACCCACGTCTTACCGGAGCCGAAGCCTGCCACGTAGGCCTTGAACTTATGCGGCATCGCCAGAAACTGCGCCTGCGGCACGTTAAGGGTCGGCGATATCCCCTTCATCGTCTTTCCTTACGCGAGCATCCGCGACGTTAATGTTGATTGCCACGGGCATCGGTACCTCATCTTCAGGATCGGCTGCCAGCTCCTTGCGGAGTTTCTCCACCTCAAGCTGGCGGCGCTCGATTTCGATCTGCTGCAGCTGCTGTGCAAACTCGCTGTCCGCCAGGCCAAGCCGCTTCATCACGGCTTCATACATCCGCTCCCGACTTATGGCGGTGATCTCAACGCCGTTCTTGCCGAGCTTGATGCCGGAATAAGCCAGACGGGAAGCAGGCGGCAGCTTACGGGTATCAGCGAAATACGGCTGGCCGATGCCATCACCGTTACAGCGCGGGCATCCCGGGTTAGGTTCCCGGTTGTGGTCATAGCCATAGCCGCCGACGTCTACGGGCTCTTTACCCTTCTTCTCGATCGCTGTTAGCCGATGCTCTTCAAACTCCACCATGTCACGCCACTGGTAGTTATGGCCGAAGCCATGACAATAGCGACAGGATCCCCGGCGATATTGCGAAAGCTCGTTGGCGTTAAACGTGGCGAGCTGCCACATCTGCGCCAGCACTTCATCAGCGGAGGCCAGCGTGCGCATCAGGGAGGCCTTTTGCTGTTTCGCAATAGCAGCGGCAACTGAAGTTTTCTGAAGCAGCTGATAACCAATTTGCTCAGCAGTCTTTGCACTGTAACCGGCACGTATGGCGGCCTGGGTGGCGTTGCGGTCTTTAAGGTATTCCGCTACAAAGATTCGCTGCTGGGCTGTCAGTCCGTCGCTTTCCACCAGCGCATTAACGTCCTTTTCCTTCTGCGCACTGCGCACTTTTTTCTGCGCAGATATTTGCGCACTTTGCGCAGCGGGCTTTTTGATATGACGGCGGGCGGTTGCGTAGTTCAGTCCCTGCGCTTCACACCAGTCTTTTGGGGAAACGCCGGTGCCGGCATGTTCGGACAGGAACCGCTGCTGAAGCTCGCCCCAGTCCGGTTTAGCCATGGTTCTTTTCCTGTGGTTAAAGCCATTACGATGCCTACCAGCTGATGCCATTGGCTTGCTAATTAAGCATTAAAGAAAGGTTTTCTCACCCACATGTTTGAGCGCCTTTCGGAAGTGCGAAACTTCGTACAGACCGTTTCACCTTACGAAAAGCATAACTGAACAATAAGTGAGCAAATAAAAGTCAGGAGGGATACAATGATTACCCACACATTTATAGAGTAAATTTTATGACTATTTTCGATGACCTAAAAATGTACATGGATAAGCCAGTTAAAGTTAACTGTCCACACTGCTCTTACGCAATGGAACAAAAAAGCAGCAAAATCCGTAAGAACATTACCTGTATATGCCCGAAATGTGGGCACTTCTTTCTCCCCGAGGAACGGTAAGCACCCTGAAAACCTTCTTGTGAGATTTTACCCCCCCTCATTTAGCTATAAGTTGTTGGTAGCTTGTACCTTCCTGTCCAAAAGTTTGGAGTAGCATACCGTGTCGTACACCAGCGGACTTAGAAAGCTCAAAGAGCGCCGCGTACATGTCACCTGTCCCAGGTGCTCTCAGATCGCAGACCAGAAAGCAGGAAAAATGCGTAAAGATTTATCTCTTGAATGCCCGTATTGCGGTCTGGATTTCTTACCATCTGAATGTAAATGCATTGGAGGATAAGCCGCTCTTCCTTCAAACAAACTTTTAGTAACCAGAACACTTTGAGATAGAAGGTAATCATGAAAAATATTACAGACGTAATGCTCACATGTGGCATTCTTGAGAGCCGTTTTCAGGGAGAATCTTCACATCCCATTTGCATTCACCGGGTCGCTTTTAATAACGGTAAATTCGCATTAATTCGCAGTGTGAGTAATATTTGCTTTGCAAATGGATCAGTTCTTAAGCGCAGCAGTCAGGGCTGGTTTTCGGAGAG